GGCCGATGGTCCTGAGCGATCGGCGCCCAAAGGGCAAAGGCCGGAACTTCACGGTGAACATCAGGATGAGCCGTGAGGAAATCGAGCAAGCGCGTGAACTGGGTGGCGGCAATGTGTCGATGGGTTTTCGTTGGGCATTGCGCTACGCCTCTGACCGGAACATGAGGCCGATGACACTGACCACGCTGCTGCGATCTGCAGCAGTGCTGGCCAGCGAGCTGGAGGAGAAAAGGCGATGAGCGATCCGGTCAACCATCCCGACCACTACCGGCAAGGCGAAATCGAGTGCATCGACGCGATCGAGGCCGCGCTGACACCGGAGGAGTTCCGGGGGTATTGCAAAGGCAATGCCCTCAAGTACATCTGGCGCGAACGCCTCAAAGGTGGCGCCGAGTCACTGTTGAAAGCTGCGTGGTATCTCGCCAAACTGAACCGATGATCCTCCCCAACATTTCACTGCTCGACCGCCTGGCGATCTGGGTGCTGCATCGCAGCCCACGGGTCAGCTTGCTGGTGGTGAAGGACCAGTTCTGGCCGGATGTGTTTCTGTCGGCCAATCCGTCTGATCCAACCGCGGCGTTCGTCGCGGCAGGCGTGAATGAACCGGACCCACCGAGCATGGTGCTGGAGCGGATCTACCACCGACCCGCGCACGGCGAACGCGAATGATCTCGCTCCACGCCGGCCGCCTGCTGTTGAGCTGTGAGCGGGCGAGCCAGACGTGGCACGCGCACATCATCCTCGGACCCAAGCCCGAGCACCAGCTGGTGGCCGACACCGGCACGGTGGACTTGCGGCAGGCGATGCTGCGCGGGCAGAACCTCTACACCGCGTTTCGTGCCAAGGCGCGGCCGGTGGAGCAGGAGAGCAAGCTGATGTGCTGGGACTGCATCCACTGGACGCCTGGCGGCCGCGGCAAATGCGAGCTGGAGATCCCCGAATGTCGCCAGACTGGGGGCAGATTTGCGCCGACCTGCGCGGTGTTCACACCATGCAAGAGCCCATCGTGATCAGCCGGACCGACCGCGATGGCGGTTGGATTGACACGCTGGAACCGGCTGCTGGCGGGGAGCTGTACTACCGCAGCTGCGCCAAGGGGTACTGCCGCTATTCCAGCGACCTGTGGCAGGCTGAGCTGTACCTCAACCACCTGCTAGCCCGTGACCCTGGCTGAGATCACCTACCTGTCGATCATCTACTGGGTCGCCTGCGTTCTGATCATCTGGGCGCTCAGTAAGATCCTGCCCTAACCATTGAACGATCGACCACTCGCGGGTGGCGGACCAGAACGGCTGGGCGCGAAACCAGTCCACCCAGCCCTTGTGGCCTTTCTGGCTGTTGCACATGAAGCAGCAGCTGACGAGGTTCTGGCGTACCGTCAGGCCGCCGTGGACCTTGGGTGTCACATGATCGAGGGTCGGGCTGCGGCCGAGCGGGTCGCCGCAGTAGGCGCACTCATAGTTCCATGCCAGATGGATCTGATCACGCGCCGAGCGACGGGTGACGAGCCGCGTCTCGTCAATGTGGTGCTTGTCCACCATCGTCTTGGCCGGGCAGGAGGAAGGCAGAAACGTCGAGATCCACGATGTCGTCGTCGCTGGGGATGAACTCCGCCAGCTGGCTGTAGATGTCGGCTGGCAGCTCCTCGGGTTCGGTTTCAGATCGAACGATCAGCTTGGCGTTGATTTCGACCAGGTAAGCCCGCATGGGCAGACGCCCGGCTGAGCCAACGGTAGCGGGCGCAACCGGATCGGGCTTTGTTACAGCGGGTGAACTGGCTGGGCGATGGGCGAAGTGTGCGCTGTCTGCGGTGTATGATTCACACATCGACAGCCACCCACCCGGCCATGACCCTGATCCAGCAAGCCGCCGACAACGCCTTCGTGCTCACCACCGGCAAGGGCCGCGAAGTGCAGGTGACCTTCACCAGCTGGGGCACCGTTAACGTCCTGGTCGGCACCGGCACCGGCATGGGCCGCAACTACGGCAGCCTGACCGAAGCCGCCAACGGCTACAAAGCCGCCGACGTGAGGGCTGCTCTGGAGGCTCTGGCGGCATGACCATCACCTTCAGCGAGGATGATCTGGCAGCCATGGCCGCTGCCATCAAGCAGCACCTGTCCGACTGTCGCACTCATCCACCCATGACCTACATCCTCAACCTCGGCCCGTGGCACGTCGGGCCGTTCCCCACCCACATCGCCGCGCAGCACTGGGCGGAGATCCACGGGGTCGATGACTACCGCATGATCGCGCTGGATGATCCGGCTGAGGCGCCTGCGCGAATAGTGCGCGAACGGGCGACGCGGCTATAGAAGCTGTTGTTTTCGTTGGTATAAACGAAGCGGCAAAGTGCCTTCTAAGCACTAGGTCGAAGGTTCGAATCCTTCCGGGGTCGCCACTTCTTTCTCACGGAATCTCACTATTTCAATAGCTTACCGGTTCTTGGTCGGATTGACACTTCACCGCCGTTCGCGCAATCTCACGGCCGTTCGCGCAAATCTGCGCGAATAGTGCGCGAATGGAGGAAGCGATGAAGCAGTGGGAAGCCGACAGTTCCGTGCCTGGCCTTGGGATCCTCAGCCTGCCGTCTGGAGTGCGGACCTGGTATCTGCGCTTCAGGGAGCAAGGCGGCCGGCAGCGCACCCAGAAGATTGGCCGTGCCGATGTGCTCAACCGCGTCGCCGCGCGCAGGGAAGCCCTCAAGCTCCTCTCGGAGGCGGTCCAAGGCAGAGCACCTCAGCGGGCAGCCGCGGAGCCATCTGTGGCCGATCTGCACGCCTTGATGGATGCCCGCCACTACAGCAAGCTCCGCGCCTCCACAGCCGACGCCTACCGCCGCATGTGGAAGCTCCATGTGCTGCCCTCCATTGGCCGCCGGCGCGTGGGGGACGTGCAGCGCCGCGACATCCTTGATCTTCTGGACAGCATCAAGCCGATCATGCGGAACCGCGTCCTGCAGTCGGTCCGCGCTGCCTTCAACAAGGCCGAGCTGTGGCAGCTGCGACCGGAAGGGTCCAATCCATGCGGCAAGGTTGCCAAGCTGACCGAACGGGTCCGCAAGCGACACCTATCACCAGCCGAGCGGCAGCGGCTGCTGGCTGCGCTCAGCGACATGGCGACCACGCCCCTGCGCTGGCGGTTCACGCAACTGATCCGCCTGCTGCTGCTCACCGGCTGCCGCGTCGGGGAGATCTGCCGCGGCCGCTGGGAGTGGTTCGATGAGCCCGGCAGCCTTCTGGTGATACCGGTCGAGCGCCATAAGACCGGCGAGAAAACCGGCGAGGAGCGCGTGGTGCGGCTTCACCCGGCAGCGGTTCAGATCCTGCAGGAGCTGCGCTCCAAGTCGAACACGGCATGGATCATCGCCGGCGACGGCAGCGGCCACCTTGTCGGATACCAGAAGCTATGGCTGGAGCTGCTGAAGCGCGCCAGCATCACCGGCCTCACCGTTCACGATCTGCGCCGTTCATACGCCTCCGTAGGTCTGTCGGCTGGTGTCTCGCTCAGCCAGATCGGGCAGCTGCTCGGTCATGCGTCGCCGCAGACCACCGCCCGATACGCCTACCTGATGGATGATGCAGCCAAGGCGGCCGCCGCGTTGATCGGGGATGCGATCAACGGCTAGCCCCGGCGGACGTATCTGCCGTGGGTGTAGCTGTGATGCCGCGAGCCGCTTGGAAAACGGTTTCGCTCCACAGCTTGCCGCACGTTCTCGGCGCGGTCTCCCCACTGCAGATTTTCGATGCGGTTGTTGGTGGCATCGTCATCCAGGTGAAGCACCAACGGCATGGCGTCGGGGTTTGGCAGGAATGCCTCAGCAACCAGCCGCGCCACGTTCATCGTGTGCTCTGTGTTGTTTTTCCACAACGCCACCTGTTTTCTTGCGTAGGCGCCCGCTGCGGGGCGGTTCGTCTTCTGAAACAGAATGCGCCCTTTCATGGTGCGCGCCTTGAGTGTGGGGTGTCCCGTCAGCTGCACGACTCGATCGAGGCTTCTCACCCGTCCTTGATTTGAGACCTCGTAAAGGCCTTCAAAGCCGACAATGGGTGCCCACCGTTCAGCGGCGTAGGATTCAGTCATCACTGGTAGAGCAGTGGTCAGGGGCTGGGCGTTGACGCGCCGCAGCCCTGTCATCTTACGCCGCCTCCCAGCTGGGCATGACGCGGGGCTGGTGGTTGTAGTGCCCCACCTCGGCGTAGCTGCGCTGCGGAGTTCCCGCCATCCGGTGGTAGACCACCTGACCGATGCGCAGGCCTGGCCACAGCGGGACCGCGTGGTGCTTGCGGATGTTGTGCAGCTCCAGCGTGAGGCGGCTGCCGCACCAGCTCGGGTCCAGATAGCCAGCCAAGGCATGGCTCAGGCCTTCACGCGCGCGGCTGGACTTCAGCACGAACTGGCCGGCGACGTTCTCCGGCATGTTGAAGATCTCAATGGTCTCAGCCAGTACAAAGGCGCCCGGCTGCAGCCAGTACGGGTCTTCTTTGGTGCGCTTGCTAATGCCAAGGATTTCAAGGTTGGCGTGCCTTGGATCTTCAATCATCAAGCGCTCCCCGAGCCGCACGTCGATGCTGGCTGGGTTGATCAGGTCGGGCTCCCACCCAACAATGAGCGCCTCCTCGCGGCAAAGGCGCTCAAGCTCGACATCGTGAATGATCATTCAGGCTCAGTAATCCCAGCGGACTCTAGGCCTGCCCTTGCGGATGCCCAGATGCACGAAGCCCTTGGGTGCGCCGTAGCCGACGCTGTACGGCCACTCACGGTCCACCCAGTCCTGCACCTTCTTGATGTCCACGCCGTCAACGTAGAAGTCCACCGCACCCACACCAGGCGCGTCATAGAGGTGCTCGCTGTTGCTGGCGCCACCCACCGCGCGGTTGATGGCTGCCGGCCGATAGCCCGAGGTGATCGTGACGCGCTTGCCGCCGAAGGCTGTGCGCACGCGCTCCAGAAATGCCGCCAGCTCGGTGGCGGTGTCCACCTGATGCTGCGCCACGAAGCGCCGAGCCGGCTCACCCAAGGCAAACTCGCCCAGCGTGAAATGCGGCGACAGCTTGGTGCTGAACGGATCGGCGGGCTTTACCTTGGCAGGGCGAGGAGGAGGCGGGGGCGGCTGGGCGCCAGTCCATAGCGTGCCCTCGGCAATGCGGCGCCGCTTCAGCCCAGCCTCGACGTTGGTGCCGGGGTTGCGGTACAGGAGCAAGGCTGCGGGCACTGCAGCCCAGTCCTTCTCGCGCAACTCCCGGCTGATGGTTTCAAATCCCCGCGCGCCGTAGAAGTCGCTGCCGAGGTTGTAGGCAAACGAGATCAGCGCGCACTTCTGGTGATCGGCTATCTCGCCCCATGCCGGGATCGAGGTGCGCAGCTTTTCAGCGATGCGGTCCACTTCTTGGCGGAGCAGCATGTCCGCCTCGATGGCGTTGATCTTGTCGCCTTGCTTGACCTTGCGGCCGTCGGGGTAGCGGGTGGTGCCGTAGCCGATCGTTGCCACGTCCCAGCCGTGCAGCGGGTCGCGGTAGGCCTCTAGGTGGCAGCCCTCAAACTCCTTGATCAGCTTCAACGCCGCGGCCAGGTCAGCCTGCTTGCCGTCTTGGCTCCAGATCTGAAACCATGCGCGATCGCGGCGCATGGCGACTGCGTAGCCATTCACCGCCAGATCCTGCTCCAGCGTCTCAATCGCAGCTGCTTGATGGGGCAGGCCGCGATAAAACCGGAACAGCTGCTCCAGCGTGATGGGTGCTGAGTTAGTCACGACGCCATGGCGCATGGATGCTGATGGGTCCACCTAAGAGCCGGCTGTCGCCGGTCTGCTGTTGGTTGTCGATCGGGTGCTCAATGATCACCGGCGGCGGCGTGGCCGGCGGCTGTGTTGCGTGCCAGTCTTCAATCGCGGGGTCGAGCCGTGGCGCGACCGTCAGCGCTTTGGGAAAACCATCTTCAGCACCTTGACCAGCAGCTGCACCCAGCTGTTGGAGCGGATGGGAAGCAGTGCGATCACTTCAGAGCCGGCGGCCACTGCGATGGCGATCACGGCGACGGTGGTGGGGTCCATGTTTTGCATAGCGCTCTCTCTAGGTTACTTGCGGATCTCAAGCTGGCGCACGCGCTTGTCCAGATCTGCCAGCTGCGCCTTGGCGTCGGTCTTCAATTCATCCACCGACTCAGCCATCTGCTGCAGCGTGGCCTCGATGCGTGCGGATTGGATCTGCATGTTGACGAGCAGGGCACCGATGGCGAACACGCCTGCGGCGATTGCGGCGGGGAGGGACGCAACGAAGACGCCGCCGACTGTTTTAGGTTCGTCCGCCATCGGCTGATCCGGTCCTGATCCCATCGTAACGATCGAAGGGATCGGGCATCCCGGCGAGGATG